GTAATCAAGACCTCGGAAAAAATTGGTACGACTTGCTCAAACTCTTTGTCAATTGATGTGCCTAAAATTTGAACAGGAACATCCGTGGAAAAAGTGCCTTGCACTTCTACCAAATCAGCATAAATGAAATTTGTTCCGTTATAGTCAAGAACTTTAACATCATCTAAAAATGCAGACGCTCTCAATCCTGTTGAGGGATCTTCTAAAACAGTTTGTTTGATTTGATAGGACTCGTCGCTGGTAAATGAAACAATGCCCTGATAGTTGGTTAAAACAATTTTTGGTCTTTGATCAATTACTGCCTCAGAAAGAACCAGAATTTTTTCTCTGGGTAGTTCAACGTCCGCAGAAACTCCGAAAAGAATTCTAAAAAGCAAATCAAGTGAACGAGGATTACCTTTTTCTTGATAATAGTTCTTGATCTTTTTTACTAAGAATCTATCATCAATTCCCGACTCAAGATTTTTAGGAAACTCATGGAGGTATTGATCTTTAAAATATGAGATGAATTGTTCGAGTGTTTGATCAACATCAACATTTTTCTCAAGCGTAGTAGCGGCAAATCTTGAGTTGCCTTCTTGCTCAATAAATTCAAAGTACGCTTTGAGAAAGGCAACAAAGGTGGGGTGATCTGACAAGACAAAATCTGGAACCAGACTTGAAAGAAGATTAGACAGCCCTTCGTCAGTTGAAAGAGTCGCTCCTTTTACTGCCGCATAGGAATCAAGATTTAGAATTGAAAAAGGACTAAACAATGACATTATTAGTAGCCTCCACCACCACCGCCGCCACCACTACTCGGTGTGCTGCTACTTCCGCTAGATGTGCTGCTACTTCCGCTAGATGTGCTGCTGCTTGTGGTTGAAGATGACGTAGTTGCACTGCTCGTTACTGGAGTTGAGACTCCACTAGACGCAACACCTGTTGAAGAATACACAACATCGGTTGAAGGAACAGCGTCCGTAGAGTTTACTGTAACAAAAGTCTGTCCGTCTGCTGGGGGCGGAACAAGATTTTGATTGTAAATTGTGACACGATTTGATAACTCGTAGCCTGCTTCAAATGATAATGTGTGGAGTTCTTTTGACGAAGCCCTTCCAAACCTTGTTTGCCCTCGGAATCTCAGATCAGTTTCTCCGACCGCGAGTGTGAGGTTGATCGAGCGAAGTTCAATTTTTCCTGTTCTGTAATTAACAATACCAAGATTTGTATTTCTGTATACTCTCTGTCCATTGACAACGGAGTAAAATCTAATCAGTCCTTTACCATCATCGTCAAAGAATCCGTCAAAAATATTACCATCGTCATCCGTGTATCGAATCAAATTACTTGAAACAACACTAAGGTGTCCAGAATGTGGATGGTTCAACTCATTTTTGAAATCAATATTGTATTCACTTTTGATCGGATTTGGATTTACTCTTTTTTCTAAGGTGATTGTAGTAATTGCCGTGCTGATTGAATCATAATTATTCAAAAGTTCATTTTCGATGAGCGACCCAGACAAAACGGAGTTGAAAGATTTGGTTCTTGTTGCAACAAAGTCTCTAATTGTTTGTAGAGCCGAAGTTCTTAGAAGACTTTCAGAAAAGGTGGAATTTTCTGGAGCGTAGAATAATGCCGTGTCGATCAAGGTATACAGCGGATCTGATTGCACAACGACTGGCTCAAGAGCGATGCTTGATCTTTTCTTAAGATATGTTTCGATTCGAGATTTTAGACCAGTGGTAATAACGGTTCCTTCTGTTGGTTTGAGTGCAACAAAAACTTTACCATACTGGGGTGGTGTTGACTGCTCCCCACCATAAGTGTAAACCGCATCGAAACCTGAGAAGTTTGAACGAACCAAAGATTCAAAGTCATCTTGTGTCACCGCACGATTTTGTGAGGTGTAAGACTTTGGAGCGTTGAATCGAATGCTATCTGTTGTTTCTCTAAACTCACCACCGGTAGCCTGCGACTTTACGGAAACCGTAGTGTTAGGTGTGAACGTAAATGATCGATTACTGGTCGTATCATTTGAACCAATGCCGTTTGCCTCAACACCCTTGGTGGTGATGTAGGTTATAGTCACAAGATTACCGGCAGATAATTTTTGACCAATGTTGTCATCTCCAAAAAGAATCGAGGGAAACCCATCAAAAGTTTCTTCTACAAAATATGCCTTGGTATCACTTTTAACATCAACAACCGTACTTGCGTTTGACCAAACATCAATACTTCCGGTTGAATCTGAAATACTTCTTTGCACACTAACTTTAATTGTTGTGGTATCAATGTTTTCGTCGTCCAAAACAAATGATTGATTGTTTTTATTGTTTGGCACAACAAAAGATTTTGTTTTGTAAACACCTTCTTTAATTTCCACATCAGTTGCAGAACCATTCTTAATATCATAATCAGTCACGTTTACAAATTGGTACAAAACATCATTCTGTCTTGCTTTGAAAATACTACCCCGGCGAAGAAGACTTACGGGATCAGTGGTTGTAATATCAACAACTGCCGTTGCAGCCGTTCTTGATCTTGGTGTGTAACCAAGCGACTTTGCGTGTGAGACAACCGAAGACCTTTTAATTGCCGTGTCCAAGAAAAGTTCATTTGATGAGAGATGATTGTAGATGCCTTGGTAGTATGTCGTATATGACAAAACATCAAGAAGCACAGAAAGACCAGAACCCTCAAAATCATAATCTTTAAAGACTGCCTGATCGCTCAGAAAGTTTTTGATACTTAATTTGATTTGATCAAAGTCAAGTGAGTTTACTTGTAGACTTTTATCTGTGGGCATTACCTAATCCTTTCTAACGGAACCTCAAGAGTGATTGGGTCTGGAGAGTTTAAGATTGAAAAAACAATACTCACAATAAGTTCATTAGAATCGATTCGATCAATTACCTCAACTTTGAGAAGATTTGCTCTAGGCTCAAAATTTCTGATTGCAGTTTCAAGTTGTCCCTTTAAGGTGACAACGGTTATGGGTGTAAAATTTTCAAACAAAGATGCTTTGACGTTCCCACCAAATTCAGGAATGTATGGCTTCTCACCAGTATTAGTCAAGACAATATTACGAATCGACCGCTTCACCGCCTCGTCGTTATACTTAAGAGAGACATCATTAGTGATCGGATTGCGTGTAAAATCTAAATCTAAATCTACGAACCTTGCCATGAAAGTATGTATTCCTTATAAATTCAATAAACCTTTAATATCTGGACTTCCAATCTGTTGGAGCAACTTTTGTCCAAAACAGGGATCATCTGCCATCTGTAAAACCGATGTACCAAGAGACACCTTTGCCAAGAAGTCAACGGCTGCCAACGCAAGATTGTTATCATTATCAATGATACTTGTGATGCCCTCCTGTAAATCTGTAACTGAGTTTACAATGCTGCTCAGGTTAGGAAACTGCTGTCCGGGTTCAAGTGCCTCAAGTTCTCCGATGACTTGTTGAAGGTCGCCGTCAATTAAAGCATTTACCGCATTGAATGCAGACGAACCGGGACCAAGAATTCCAGAAAACATGGCAGAGTAGTGGTCGATTACGGCTTCGGCAGGATTGCCCTCAAGAGCGTTTTTTACATTATTAAAACTTTTTGCCAAAGAGTTCAGTCCAGCCAGACCGGGAACCTCTCCGTCACTATCAAGAACACCGGACAATCTATCGCTGTGATCTGAAAACTCAACCACAACATCTCTGGTACTCCGAAGTGCAGAGGCAAGTAACACGGCATCGGATCCGGCGGGGTCATCCAAGTTCTCTAATTTATCTAAAGCATTGCTAAGTCCGTTCAACGCTTTGTTTACCGCACCGGAAACCGGATTCTCAAAAGCCTCACCGCTTACTACTTTCTTAATAACTTCAATCTGCTCCGGGTTGAATGGCAACGGCGGTGTCTCGCAGCCGCCCGGATCAAATAAATCTAAATCAATAAGTGCTTGTGACATTTTTACCCCGCATTTACATTAAAAGATGATGTTGAAATATCATGCCCACAGGAACCGGCATCACCAGATCGAGCGACAGGTGTTCCCTGAACATAAACAGAACCAGATGCAGACACGATGCTTGGACCGCAGTGTGGACAATCACCATGTCCGGTGATCCGATCATCAAGAAGAGCAGTCGCTCTGCCATTTACTTTCACCGTATATCCTGTGGCAATAATTGACCCACCACAGATATCACTATCTCTTGCGACACCCGGCATTAGCCCACCTCCACCCAAAAATTGAGTGTGCTACCACTCCCATCGTTCAGGTATGCCAAGAGCCTACCATTACGATTATCAAACCAGAAAGTCCCCGGCTTGGGATTTGTGAACGGAATCGACGATGTTCGACTGATCGGTGATGAGCCGGGATTCGGATTATAGGATCGATTCACCGCAAGACTTCTCTGCTGCGTCGGAGAATCAACAAAAGGTTTTCTTGATAAAACTTCCTCATAAAACTCTGCGATATATTTTACAATTGTTTGTCTTTCTCTTTCGGGAAAGTCTGTACCCGTGATCTCGATTGGCAACTTGAAAGGACGCAACGCTTGATTTCTTCTGTAAGTCGCACGCATGGTGTTGATCTCATCTTGGGTCAGGTCTTTATGAACCTCTAAGATTTCACGATCATTCATGGGTCGGTCGATGCCGTGTCCGCCCTCTGTGATCATTTCTACAAAGTGTTGTCTTGCCGTGGCATACGAAGATCCATCTGGAAGAATGACACCTCTTGCCGGATATGAGGTAAACGTATCATACTCAGGCTCTTCCTTAAAAATGTGAAAAGTAAAACCAAGACCAACTAAGTAATCGTAGTAGGCGGGAATGTCCGAAATGTCTCTTGCCAAGTGTTCGCTCATCGTTGCCTCAGTTCAGATTGATCGTTCCTGCATTTGCCTTGATCTCCGGTCCTGCCCTCAAGGTAATTTTGCCGGACACATCAAGTTTGTAGTCTCCTCCGACTTTTGTTTCCATGTCTCCGTCTACTTTTAGATTTACATCGCCATTGATCAAAAGGTTCATTCCACCCTCGACCTGTCCGCTGGCATTGCCCACGATGTGAATGTCGTTGTCTCCAAGGATCGCCGTGTAGTTTTTTGCCACGACTTTCAACACGCGAGTTCCGTCTGGGTGAATCTCCTCAAAGGTTCCCGACTTGTGATAGGTCTGGATTCTCTCCGCACCTGCTGTGTCATCAAACTCTACGATGTGTCCCGACTCAGTTTGCTTCACATGGTTGAATGGATATTGTGCAGCGTAGGGTGTTTCGGGTTCATCTCTGTCTTCACTCTGTCCGCCACCCGTGGTGGTCGTGAGTGTGTCGATGTTATTTTTCTTTGCCTCTGCAATTGTGCCTGCCTCTTCACCTCTGGCAAGTCTGTTCGTGTCGGCTTCACCGACAAAATCGGCAAGAGGATATTTGCCGGTTGGGTCATTGAATCCGGTCGCCGGATCAGATTCCTCTTGTGGAATGCCTGCGAGCGTGCCAAAGTAAACAGGCTGCTGAAAATGCTCATCTCTAAAATACCCAACAACCCATGTTCCCTCTACGGGTCCAAGTGGTGTTTCACCGATGCCGCTCATGGCAGCAGAAGTAATTGGCTGAATGGGATATGCCCAAGGCAAATCCTCGGTCGCAATTTTTTGTTTGTCCTCTGTGTGAACACCAACAAATCTTACCCGAACCCTACCGAGTTGATCGGGATCATTTCTATCTTCAACTACACCTTGGTACATCATGTTGTTTCAACCTTTTGTTGTTGTTTGGGTACAGGCTTCCCTCTAAAATTTCTTACTAAAGTCACATAAGTTTTGTACGATCCATCGACCATAAAAAATCTGTGATGAATACTGCTTATCAAATATTTACCACTCTTTTCCTCGTTGAAATCCGAGCCAGATTCAATAATTTTTTTGTCTGGTTCATTCTTTGTCACGTTTAGAGTTACCATCTGACCCGCACGAAGGAGAGAATTTCCCGATATGGCAATTTCAACCTCGGTATCATTATAAAGAGAAAGATTAGAGTTGGCAAAATTTGTGGTTTCATAATGGTTTTCATTTGCCTTGTAATCTTCTCCTTGTATGTTTGTGTGCCTTGGAGTAAAAAACACCTTTTGAATATTAGTGTTCTCTGGTTGGTTATCGGAGATCACGGGAAACATCCCACCCTCACTACTTTTCTTCTTCACTTTGTTATCAGCAGAGTAATCAAAGGTTTTTTCGCCCCACTCTTTAGTTGAAAGATCATGGAAATATGTGCGACTCGCAAATGCTCCATTTTCAATTTGTTTTACACGATTTGAAGTATCTTTAAATGTGATTTTCTCGGTGAAAAATGTTGACATTAAAAACTCATCCTCGTCGCTACTTGCACGGATTGTATTTGCATTGGTAAATGTGTAGATCGGATCTTCTTTGAAAAGGTTATTGAAACATCTAAAGTTCAAACCATCCAAAGTTTCATAAAATAAAAACCCAGCATCATTTTCAGAATCTTCGGAGTCCTTTGGAGTGGCATTTGTCATAATTTGAGTAATCATACAATGAGGATGCTGGAAAGGATAAACAATTTTGTATTCTTCATCTGCGGTTTCTTCATTAATTTGTAAGTTGCCGGGCAAGTATTCGGAGACAATTTTTTCTACAATCTTATGTGGCTTGCCCTTGAAAGAAACACTATCTTTTGTGATTTGATTTGTAAAGTAATCCTCTGAAATCAGACGCAGGTTTACGATGTAGGCTCTTGATTTGTTGGGGCTAATTTTATTTTTTTGTCCAGCCACTCTAAGAGTGATTTCTCTGATCTCTGGATCAATAGCAGGTGTTGAGAATTTAACCAGAATTTTTTCTCTTCCCACAATACTAAGATTAGTCATAAGATCCTGAGCATCCTCAAGCACCATTTCTCCGACAATAAAAGGATTGAAAATTGACTCATAGAACCCCAACGTGGTAATGAAGTTTGTAATGTCAAATTCCAAACCATAATCATTTGTCATAATGATACGATCAATATCGAGATCGTTCATTTTTTCAATTTTGTCTCTAATGATCACGACTGAATTGCCCTTTGGAATGCCTGAACAAGAATAGGTAAGAAGTCTTTTCTAGGGACTCTAATAATTCTTTTCTTTTCATTGAGTGACTCTTCATACATTTTGTTTGTTTGAACGTATGTCGCGTCATTATTATGAATGTAATTGTAAAGAATTGTAGAGCCGTAAGTGACCGCACTCAGTCCACTATCGAAAGAGGAACTTGTCATTCCAATTGTGGTTTGCTGATTCGTGGAGTCGGGGGGCGATGCAAGAGGATTCAACACAAACTCAGTGGTCGAACCCGGATTCAAAACAAAACGCTTCGGTGCATCAGGTCCGCTCACAACCTTATCAACTCTGACAACTCTTTCATCACCATCTGCACCGGGATTGACTCCGATGTTTCCGTTTACTTGCGTGACATTGTTCTGAACAAGAGTCGTATTATCGATCAAAGGAGGATTAACTCGATAAGGATGCAACGCAGACAGAACTTCGTTTTGTTTTCCAAATTTGTGAGCGAGGTATCCCTCAGTTTTTTCAACCATTTCATTTACGTTTGCAGCAGGTCCAGTGAAGCCGTTGTAAATAATCATTTCATACATTTGTCCCTCAAACGGAACAAATTGTGCAACGCTGTCACGGGCATCTGACCAACTAAAGAAATCAACATTATCGGTTGCCTCAACTTTTGTCAGGTCAACAAAACTAATCGTAGTTAAATTACCTGCACCACCAGCAACTACACCCGGTTCTCCGTTGATTCTAAAGAAAGGTTTAGCATTTCCAGTACCACCCCCACTGCGACCAAAACAAATAATATTAGGTTTGGCAAATGGTCTTACTCTTGGTGGAACCCTAGTGGTGGGGCAGTGTTTGTCCGGTTGCTCTGTTTGCAAAGAGTGGAACCTTTGCGAAATAATTGGACCGGCAAAACTTGGATTTGGGTTGAGCATTTGACCCAACCCACCCGTGATATATCTGTTTTCATATCCCGATCTTGTTCCAGAACCATTATCAAATCTGCTTCTTGACGGAATGGCTACAAGACCGCTAATGTTTTTTTCTGCATCCTTAAATTGCATCATCATGCAAATCATAAAGTCGTGCTGAGTGATTCCAAAGTCTCCAAGGCTGTTTGCAAAAGACATTCTCGACCCTTGAGTGTTTCCACTCACGATGGTCGAAAGATTGCACTCAACATAAGGGTAACCATTGTATCCACCGCTTCCCTTAATTGGCATAAAGTCTGCGGTCACACAGGAGAGGTCAATTCGTTTTCTGCTGGAGGAGTTTTTCCAACTATTTACTCTCTCTAAAGTGACACCACCGGCTCCGGTGAGTCCATTCGTAAGAGTGCTACCGATACCACTCGGCTGATACCAAGCGGAAAGTTCTCCGTTGTTGTTATCTTTTGGTTCCCACAAAACCTGTGTGGTAAATGTTTCAAACCCAACCGGAATATTATAGAATGTTCCTGTTTGTGTGTCACTATCAGGTGATGCAAGTTGAAGATTTTGAACCGTGTTTTCTGGTGTATACTCAAACTGAGTTCTGTTAACCAGCAAATCACCTTTTGCGAAACTACCAAGTTGTTTCGTGACTTCAATTTTTGCAAGCGATGTATCAATTTTTTTGATTGTCGCACTTTTTGTGTCGTCTGTAAAAACTCTTTCGTTGTTGTCACCGCTTGTTTTTTCGGCAACAAAATCACCAACGTCAAAAGATCCCTCATTTAAGAAAAACGGCAAAGACGATCCCGGTGCAGAGCAAAACAAACTTTGCCCATCGTATTTTGATTCGACAAAATCTTCAAACTGATTTGTTGTCAGCGGAGTTGAATACAAGGGATCAGTCAGTCCGTTGAACAAAATGATTGCCCAGTCCAGAGATGGATCACCATATCTTTGTCGAGCGACATCCTTTAGAGTTTCACCATCTGAGAGTCTATAGTAAGCATAGTTGCTTTCATTTTGAAAAACTTCATTTGGGATCTCTACGCGACGAATGATATCCTTGACGCTAATTGGTGCGCCGTTGATCGGAATTTGGATATCAGGAAAATTACGAAAATAACTCATTAGAACCCCGCTAAAATACCTTGCTTGGTGATGTAGTTGATTTGGTTAAACTTGAGCGACAAAAGAATGCGAGTTGCTTGCCCATTACGAAAGAATGAAGAGCGATCATCAGGGACGTAATCAACCTTTACATTTTCAAGATAACATCGACCAATCTTTGGCATAGTCGTGTTTTCTGTGCTAGAGAAAGTAGCAGACTCACCAGCCCCGGCATTTTGCACCTGTTTTTGCAAAATATTTACGATGCTAATATCAAATTCTTGTGGAGCAAAGTAAACGGTCGTTGAAGCAGAAATTTCTGGTGACATGTAATACCTAAAAGTATTGATAATTTGTTGTGCAGTTCTCGATTCACCCTCTGATCTTGGAGCAAACTCAAATTCAAAAGAAAAGTCATTTCTTTTTGGACCCTTAAAAATCATTTCGTTTTTAGGATTGCTTGAGAATCCTGCTCTTGCCCGTATTCCACCTTCAATGTCAATCCCGACATTTTTTGTTAGTGATCCTGCTGTTTTAAGAAGTTGTAGACCCAGAGTTGATGTCAGTGCAGAGGTATTTGCAAAATTAGACGCAATTGCCTGTGTCAACGCACCAAGACCAGCCATACTTGATTCTTCGTATTCTACGTTGTTATCAAATACCAAACCTTTGGGGATATACAAAACCACTTGATCTCTCAGTTCCTCTGTTGCCGTTCCAAATCTCGCTTGTTGTGAATTGATTTGAAACGATTGTCTCCTAGCCTCAGCAGCATTTGCAGGCGGCGTGTTTGCAATATTTGCCGCTGCATATTGATCATCACCAGCGAGTCGTCTTGCGGCTGCCAAACCTTCGTCAGAATACCCAACCTCACCATCAACAAGCCCACCAAAAGCACCCATATCGACAACCTTTTCTGCGAGGGCTGCACCAGTTTCTTTTGCAAGTGTAAATGCGTCACTTACATCTTGACCCAAATCAATTTTTTGACTTTTACGAGAGAGAATTTTAAACACCATGACCTGCCCGCCTCGCCTAGCAAAGTCACTGCCCATCAGAGTGTTTGGGTAAACGTATGCGTCCAATTTTCCAGTGAAAGACCGATCAACCTCGCCAATATCTTCCAACGCTTGAAGTCTATCTGTGAAAAGTGCCTCGTTATTAAAGTCCCTTGACTCAATTTGATTATTTGGTGGTGGTGGATCGCCCTGTGCCATATAGCCTCCTACATAAACTATGTATGGCGTATAGTGGTAAATACAAACCAAAGAATCCCAGTAAATATCTCGGTGATCCCACTAAAATCACCTATCGATCACTTTGGGAGAGAAAGTGCATGTTGTTGTTCGATGACAATCCGAATGTCATTCGTTGGGGTTCTGAGGAAATATGTATTCCTTATTTTTCACCAGTGGATCGCAAGAAGCATCGGTACTACCCCGACTTCATCGTTGAACTAAAGAATAAAAAAGGTGAGATTGAAACCGTGATGATTGAAGTCAAGCCATACAAACAAACTCAGGTTCCGCCCAAGCCAAAAAGAAGAACCAAAACTTTTGAGAACGCAGCCAAGACATATCTTGTCAATCAGGCAAAATGGGAGGCAGCGGCAAATGTGTGTGACAAAAAAGGCTGGAGATTTCAGATATTGACCGAAAGGGATATCTATGGCAAGGGAAAATAAAAGCATCTTTGAGGCAATGCTTGCAAGATTCAGCAGTGCCATCGAAGGCATTGACGATGCGTTTTTTGACGAAGAAAACATAGACGCTCTGCGACCGACCGGAATTCCTTTTGGTATTCCCGGTCATGGAACTGCATATATTTTTAGATATTTTACTCCTGCCGAAATGGTGACCTTGCCGTACTACCACGTTATGCCTTTTGTTATTTGTCTTGATCGAACGAGTGAAACCATGACAGGACTAAATTTATTTTATTTACCACCCAGAATTAGAGAGCGAATTGTTGACATCTATCTTCGATATGTTAATGATGATAGCGTGAAGGGCAGGTCTACTTTGCTTTTTGATGTCATTAAAAGACAAAAGGTGATCTACTCGGCGATCAAGCCAGCCATCAAGCAATATCAGATCAGACGAATGGGACCAATCGCTTTTCGCATTGCACCACGCTACTGGAAAGAATTATATTTAGAAGAGCCGTCTGATGTTCTGAAGAGAGGATTTTTGAAAAAACCATATGTGCAAGTTCAGTATCTTTCTCGCATAAAAATTATACAAAATCTGCTAAATAATACAGAAGAGGAATAACATGGGTTTCCAAGAAGAAAAGTATAATATCGATACTATGAAAGCAAACATCTCCAAACTTGGTGTGATGTTATCCTCACATTATGATATTGCAATCTTGCCGGAGGGAGGCTCTTTAGTGGGCGGTCTTTTCAGACAGCCACCTCTCAACAACAAAATCGATTTTAAAGATTTTTCGATCAGGGCTACTAAAGTTGTTCTTCCGGGAAAGACTATCAAAACCTCAACATCAAAGGTTTTGGCATTTGACTATGAGCATCCATCAGAAAAGGTTTTTGAGAAAACTTTAAGAATTACTTTTCTTAATGACGCAAGCAATCTGCTTCGCAACTTTTTTTACAATTGGCAAAATCTGATTATTGATGGATTTGGCAATCACAGGTTTAGAGACGAGTATGCCTGCACTATTCGGATTGCAAGTGAATATCAAAATGACACGACACCCATCCGAACCTCGCCAACAGGTCGGGGGGTTCGTTTTGGATCAATTTATAGTTTTAGAGGTGCATATCCAAGAGTGGTGTCGGGAAATGAATTTTTATCGACACAGCCAAATCCAGTTGAGTTTGATGTAGAGTTCGATTACCTTATTGAATCTACTGAATCTGAAAGATGAATTACTGAATAATATAATTTAGGAGAATATTATGTCCATTCCATTGATTGTAACCCCAGAGCATGAGGCAAATCTCCCCTCTGGTCAAACCGTGATTTACCGACCTTTCCTTGTCAAAGAGGAAAAGTTGATGCTTACCATCAAAGAAAACCAAAACCCCGAAGAAATTGTTCGGGTGATGAAACGAGTCGTAAGTAACTGCGTCATCACCGAGGGGTTTGATGTCGAAAAAATTTCATACAACGATCTTGAGTATCTTTTTATTATCATGCGTGCAAGATCAGTTGGTGAAATGGCAGAGTATCCCATCAAATGTGAAAAATGTGGCTATGAAGGCACGACAGAAATCGACATCACTAAAATTGGTCTTTCTAAAGATACACCAGATGATGACAAGGTGATGCTCACCTCAACAGTTGGTGTCAAAGTCATGCCGGTGGCAGTATCAGGTATGGTAAAATTGATGAAAGATGCCGAAACCGACCCAATTGGTATTTTGCATCATGTCATTGACTCTGCGTTCAACGACCAGCAAGTTTGGAAGTTTTCTGACATGACACAAAAGGAAAGAGATGAGTTTATTGAAAATCTCTCCTTACCCTTGGTGCAAAAGATCATGGAAAAGGTCGAGGAATTCCCTCGATGCTGTATTAAGGATCAAGTGATCTGCCCAAGTTGCGGTGAGATGATTGATGTGTATGTGGAGGGACTTGAGAATTTTTTTACATGAGCGTGGGGCATGACTCGCTAGAGGCACACATCCACTCAAATTACTATTTGATGATTCATGGTCATATGAGCCTTGAAACCATAAATAATATGTTGCCGTGGGAACGACAGGTGTATGTCGGAATGTATATTGATGAACAGAAAAGGAAGCAAAGAGAAGCAGAAAAAGTAAATGCCGCAAGCAAGTGACACAGCAGCACTAATTGAAGCACTCCGAGCCGAGCAGGCTCCGGCAGAAGATTTTAGTGCGTCATTAGGAATCGAAAAGATTCTTGAAAAAATTCTTACCGTGGTTGAGAGTTTACAAGGATCGATCAAGTCTGGTATTAATCTTCAACTTCCACAGGCATCCCTTAGAGAAACATTTTCTAAAGTAATCAATTCAATCAAGAATTTGACACCGGCGGGTGCTGATCCGGCAAGGACACCATTTGGACCGCCCAGACCTGCATCATTACCACCACCAGCACCCGATACAGGGTTTGCAGCATTGTCGGGCATTAAATCAGTTCTTGATAAACTACTCAACGCGATTGATGGTCTAAAAAATTCATTCAAGACCGGCATCAGCATAACGATTTCAACAATAAATCTTAAAAATCTGTTTCAAAACCCATTCAAGAATTTAGGCGACAAGATATCAAATCAATTTAATAAATTCAAAGATGCGATCAAGGCTCCATTTAGAAAACTTGGCGATGCGATAAAGGCTCCGTTCAAAAAAGTGGGTCAGAGCATTGCAAAATTTTTCGGGTTCGGTAAAAAAACACCAGAAGAAAAAACAGCAGACGCATCTAGAAAAACTTACAGACTTTTGCTCAAAACTATTCGACCCCTCATTAAAAACATTCGAGACGATATTCGCGCACTAAGAAAATCTGGTCTAAAAGGCGGAGACAAAGGTGGTGGCGTAGGAAAAGGTAAATCATTTGGAAAGAAGGCTACCGATGCTTTAAGTGGTATCGGTAAAGGTTTAGGTAAAGGAATGGAAGCGATTCTCAAGGGATTTTCTTCTGGACTCAAATCAATGGGAGATTCAAAAGTCCTTAAGGGCATTCTCAACTTGGGTCTTCTTGGTGTCTCTCTTGTTCCCTTTGCCCTTGCGTTGAAACTTTTTACAGGCATCAGATTTGATAAAGTTCTGATTGGTATTGGTGCGTTGGGAGCCATCGCACTGATCGCCAGAGTTTTAGGTGACCCCACCATTTCGACGTTCATCTTCATGGGTGCTGCTGCTATCGCTGCTTTGGGTCTTGCTCTCATTCCGTTTGGCTTTGGGCTTGACTTGATTGCAGGTGCGTCAGAAAAGATGATTCCAGTTTTAGAGGCAGTTGGGGATACTTTCTTAAAGGTCATCAAACCCGCTGTTGAAGTTGCTCAAATGGCATTCAATGCGTTTAGTGATACAATATCAACAATCGGTGAAGTTGTTCAAGAAGTATTTGAGGTAATAGGCGATACGATCCAAGAGTCCTTTGAATCAATCGAGGGTATAGTTTCAACAATAGGTGAAACACTCAAAAAACCTTTTGAGGTGCTTGATAATATTGCGAAAACAATAGGTGAAACAATCACAGGCTCTTTTGATAGAGCAATTGAAATGATTAAGTTTTTAGAAGAGACAACGCTAACGGGGGCTAAACTGGTGGGTATTGCCGGAGGCATTGGATCACTCGCTGCCGCCCTCGCTGGTTTTGCCGCTGCTGATTTAGGATCAGCCTTTGGTTCTGCTATCAGTGGTGTCTTAGACTTCTTCACAGGAAGAATCGGAAATATTGAATTACTGGGCATTTTAACCGCGATGTCTGATGAGACAACCGGAATCGATTCTTTGTCCAACTCAATATCAAATCTACAAAAAGAATTGTCTAAGTTAAGTCAAGTAACATACGATGATTCTTTTGTTGACTTTTTGGAGGATCTTCGTGATGCTCTAAATGATAAAATTAAATTGTCTTCGGGCATATTTGGTAAAGGTCTTGCGGTCTTTGCAGGAGAAAAAGTTTCTGTGTTTTCTGGTTTGATGAAACTTGTCGAATCTTCCGAACCCATGAGAGTTTTTGCCGAAGCAGTTGATCTCGCTGCGTCAGCAATTACAAAACTTTCCACTGCCTTGGCATCATTCACTACAGAAAATTTCAATGATTTCATGGATACCTTTGAGGGCAGGGACTTCACAGCATTCAATCAAGGCAATGCTATACAGCCGTTCACACGGGCTGCCGTGGGCGAAACCGCTGTTGGACTTGCCACGGGTGCGGAGGCTGCTGCGACGGCAGCAGTGGCTTCTGTGGCTCCTGTGATTAACAACGTGGTCACCAACTCTACTGCCCCGACACAGATTGTTCCCGATAGTAACATTGGATCGAGATCAACGGATCGTGATGTCTTCTCGCCGTTAGACAACTGCTCTCCGTATAAATTTAGTTGTATCTAAACAAAAAACCCCCAGCCGAAGCCGGGGGTCTTTGCACACATCACACACCCGTGATGTTTAGTCCTCTTCGGACAACCTTTGGAAGTAGGAAAGAGCATCCTCTTCCGAATCAGGCTCGACGCTCTTTTGCGGAGCCGCTTCACTGGTGGTGTCAGATGTCACCACATCATCGACAGAAGTATTCTCTGCCGTATTGGTAGGTTGCGAACCGCCGAGGACGGTTTCCAGACGAGTCTTCAACTCATCGTAGGACTTGTAGTTTGCCGGATCGACAAACTCGCTGAGAGGATATTGGTTAGCCCAAACTTCCTTCAACTTTTCTTCGTCTCCATCATAAAGAGCAGAGACAGAATCAAACTCCGACTTGTCGTAGTTAGGATAACCAGCGACCTTGCGTTGACGCAATCGGAAGTTTGCACCTTGCCAGAAGTCGAATGGGATGATTGGTTCTTCATCCGCAAACTCTGGCTTCATGGCATCGACCAACTTCTGATGAATCTTCATTCCATAACGGAACAAGAAAACTTTACCTTCATTTTCAGGTGCAGCAGGATCAGAAATCACAAGGATGTTGGAGACAAAGTTCTTCTTACGCTTTGTCTTTTGTGAAACCATATCCTTGTTGGCTTGGATGCCGCTGTTCCAAAGACGAGAATTGTATTCGGAAACAGGGTCTTTCTCACCAAAGGTGGTACGGGAGTTCTCGATGAACCAACCGCCCGGACCTTGGAAAGCGTGAGAAAAGTAAAGCACGGCAGCGTCTTCTTCATTTTCACATTCAGGCAAGAAACGAATGACTGCCGATGCCGTACCGGAATCATCCACTGTTGGTCGCCAGAAGCGTTCGTCCTTGTAGGACTTCTTTTCTTTGCTATTATCGAGAGAAGACAATTTCTCGATGAGAGCATCTTTGTTTTGACTACGTTTTTTCAATTGATCAAAAGACATAATTTCTCCTTTTCGTCTGTTTTGTTTCGTCAGTTTTGTGTAGACAAGTGTAGTGTAGTATTGCTCAACCCAATGTCAAGCATCATCTGAAAAAAGTTGAGGTTCTCTGGGCAGTAAATTTACCTTTTGAGCCTCAGCCTTGATTTTTTCGATTATAGGTTTGGATAAATACTTTGCAACTAGTTCTTGTTCAAGTTCTAGTTCCTCGCATAACAGGTTGACCGCTTCCATATATCCCTCACCAGTTTCTTTCACGCGGTCTTCAACTTTGGTAGAGAAGGTTTTTTCTAATTCATCAAACATAATTGCCCCTTATACATAATATTTAGTAGGAGATTAACATGGCAGGTGGAAACACAGCAGCAGACAACATTACCCTCAATCTTGGCTCCGGCGGAGCGAACATTGCTACGGACTATCTTACATCAGAATCGGCTCATGCACAATATGTAAAATTGGGAATTGGTGGAGATGGTTCATTAAATCAAATTACTGCCACCAATCCTCTTCCTGTTCAGTCCTATGCCCTGAACCCTAACTGGACTACGCTTCCCGTTGGTGGCGGCACAGGCGGACAGGGTATTACAGTCAATGCCGATATCTCAGTCGGTAGCGTCAGTTTCAATTCTGGTGTCACGATTGATGCAATTGTTTCAGGTATTTCGGCAGACCTAAGAACCACGGGTGGTTTGACCTTTGGTGTAGACAATTCAGCAGGATCTTCTCTTGAAGTTCATGGTACGGTTGCAGTTTCCTCTGTCGTAACTCCCACCTCATTTACATCGGGGTCTATCAACATCACCAGTTCCTCTGTCTCCTCACTTCCAGACTTTACATGCCAGTCTGGTGTAAAACTGAAAAACTTCTTCGGTGGTGGTCAGGCTGATGTTCGCGTTAGTTTGACGGGCGGGACACCAACAGACGCAAACTCATACTTGTTGTCTGTGAGTGAGGAATTGTTTGTCGAGGTCAACAACCTGAACCTGATCAAACTAGGCACTGCGGCTGCGGCAGGAGCAACAATCACATACATCGGATCATAAATCATGGGAAGAGGTCGGCTGAAATCTGGACTCCAAGCGTTCGGGGCTGGTCGCCTTCGACGAATTCCATCTGTTACTATTGAACAAACAATACCAGAACCACCAAACCCACCGAAACCACCGAGCGGAAATGAGGACATCTCAAATGGTGGGGTGATCATTACTCCATCGAAACCCGGTGGTCCGCCAGACATTACTGATGGAATCGAAATCGTAGGCGGCGGTGGTGGAAAAGATACTGTTGGCGGTGGTCCATTAATTGTCGCAACGATGCCATTTTTAGGTGAAGATGGTCCCATTAGACCAGACGAAACTGATGTCATAGAGAGTGGCGGTGGTCGTCCGGGTGGACTAAGATCGTTGCCCGCTTCATTGCCTACACGCACACCTGAAATTCGTAATTTCCCTGCACCCAAAACCGTAGTCGAAAATCCATCAACCAAGGGTCTTTCAAGAGGGTCACTTGAATTTTCGGGCAGCATCACATCTGACTCTCCGACAATTAGAGTGGTCCCTGAATTTGATCCCGGTGCAAGGAACCAAGGAAGAAACGATTATATCAAAGAAAATCTTTTAGTTTACACCATACACGCATCGGATTTATTTGGTGTAACTGCCAGCGGACGGACATATGAAAACGGAGCAAGAAAATATCTTGATTTATTGTCAGACTTGTATTCTTTAGATTCAGAGGGCAAATCAAGAGAGATTCAAAGAGATATCACACCACTTGGGTTGAGTCAAGATGGATTCCCCGTCAAGGCAAGGACTCTTGATAATCTCGCAATCAACTCGTCTGGAATTCATACAGGAAGTAGCGGGGCTAACTTTTTTAGTCAACAATTCTTTAGATATGATCTGACCGGAAATGGCGGTGTCACCGGAATGACCACGGGAGACACGATTACTGATGCCTCTTTGATTCTTACAATCAACGACCATACGGTGGACCGAAGTTCGGCTCCTCGGTACACGGGAGACTCCACAACTTTCGTACAAGGTCCGTCCGCAGTCCCGCCCAGAGTTTTTCAAGCGATTAAAGTCAATGCAACTTATGACGCTGATTTTATGTGGTATCTGTCTGGAACATCTTGGGGTCACACATACGGCTGGAGTGGTTTCTATGGAACCGAGAAAGGTTCAGATGTTGATGTCAACAAAAAAGTTGAATTTACAATTGATAAGCCACTCAAGCATGGCGAAACAATCAAACTTGATATGAAAACTTTGGCAGCAGACGCTCTTGCAGGTGCTTCCGGTATTATGAGATTTGCAATTCGCCCTAAATCAGATAAAAACAATTATGGGATAACAGGGTACGGTGGCGGAAACAACGGAGTGCATGGAGTCGGACTTCACCTTTTTGGAATTGACAGAGAATTGAGCAAACCTGAGTTACAGATCAAATTCAATCCGTCAAACTCTTCAACTAAAGAGCGTCTGGCTAGGCTCATCCGTGGTAAGTAAGTGCTTCGGGTTTGCCTTGTAGTAAACATCAATCACACGCTTAAGTTCGGGAACAAACTCAAGGGGATGTTTCACGAAGATTTGGTTCGCACCATCTTCGGATGAAATCAAGACCACAATCTGATCGATGCTTTCGCCCATCATTTCATGCCACATGATTGAATAGGCTGTCGCTTGACAAAAGTAGTTTGTAATCTTGGTTGGGTTCTTCTTGCGAGTCGAACCCTTGAAGTCGATGATGCTCAACTTGCCATCAAACTCGGCAACGCAGTCAACTCGACCAGCAAGCCGAAGATTATGACTCCACAACGGGGCTTCCAAGGCACGCACATTGTCGATGCGATCCACACCACGCTTCATATTGTGAAAC